TATTATAACAGCGGCATGACCACGTGTCAACTAAAAGATTTGGTAGGTATCTTACCGTTTACAACGATATCGCCACCCTTTAGTGCAAAGTTCCTCTATTGCCTGGATTTCCCTCAAAAGAGTCATCCGGTGTATAATCGGATATGAGTTTGTCAATTTGTTTATATATATTATCTATAATCTTCTTATTTTCGCGTTCATTGCGAAGCATCATTCGGATAATATTGCGAGCATGTTCGGGTTCTAGATCCTGTACAAGTTTCATATCACCCTCCTTGGTGACCCAGACTTCATCACGATATTCTTTACCGTCCAGGGAAGTATATATCTTGTGTTCTGTCCATTGGACTAAGAAGGTATCATCTTTGGTGTGAGCAACGGTAATGGCCCACTTATCTTCAGCCATTAGTGGATCGATAATGGCCGAAGCTTCTTCGATTGTTTTTACTTCAATCTTCTTCATTGGCTTTGGCTTCGATTTTGTCATTCTGCAATTTTTTCTCTCGAGCCTTCTCTTTGATGAGATCGACTTGGGCTGAAATATAGTCCCCGAAAACGAGATAACCACCAAAGAACAAAACAATAAGAATACTTTCCATAATAAATATCACTCCTTCACTAATTATATGTTATTTCTACTTTTATGCCAATGGAACAAAGTAGAATATGAAGATCGACCAAGACCAAAGTAGGTCGTGGTTCTATGGCAACAATACCATCCTATAAGAGCATTGATTTCGGTTTGAGGATGTTAGTAAGTACACACGCTGGAAGAAAATTGTAACGAAATGTAAATAATTTCTAATGAAAGTCGATATCATTAGAAAGTCTTGTTATATTGGCCGCTGTAGTGTGCGCTGAATGGCATTTTTTTCGCGTTCCTTATGGTGTTTATCGCAAAGCACCTTCACCCACCCATTATTGCGTGCTTGCCCCGGCGAACCACATATTTCGCATGTCTTGTAGGACATTGCTTCTGCAAATTCCACATAGGCATATTGTTCTGTTGTAGCGTTATCCATATAAAATCGTAGACTACCAAACTTTTCCTTAACCTGAGAAATAGTTGGAAGCTCCTTCAATTCATGAGAGACTATTGCTTCAAGTTGTCCAACGGGTTCTATTTTGGCTGTTGGATTATCCAATGCATATTGTAAGCGTGTCTTAGCTCTTTCTACTTTTTGGGACAAGAATCCACAAAGTGTATCGACGATATTGTACCAACCATCGCCAACACTCAGTTCAAAGTCTCCAGATTTTTGAAATAGGTCGGGCCAGCGTTTAGCAAGTTCTTCAAATTGTTGTTCATTCATGATATATTATATGATATTGTATGTGTATAGGTCTATAGACAGGATTTTGATGCAAGATTCCTATGTAGGAAGGCTGTTTAGATTTCCAAATCTGATCAAGAAAATCCAGGTTGATATTCTAAGATATAAATCTCCGAAGACAGAGGAAAAAGTATGGCTATAAATTCAGATACGATCAAATATAAGTCGGACATAAGGCATTATATAAAGTTGTATTCCTATCTATTGTAAAAGCGCCTGATCTTCTTACATCTTCTGAATATGTAAGACCACCAATAGGTTTTGTTTTTATCATTGGAGATTTCTCCACAAAATAATAGTCTTTCATCGGAGCAACCAGTCCAGAATTACATTCTATCAACAGGATTTTTACGATACCCTGAATAATCATTTCCTTTCCGTTTATCATCATTTGTGTAGGAAAATTATAGGAAAATAATACATTGACTAGGTTGAATTTATTATCTTCGTCATCGCCAAATGTTATCGTATTATTAACATCAATGAAAGATTTTATACCAGGTATGTTAGATCCGGGTATTAGTTGCCAATTTACCTCTTTCTGTGGTATCGGTGGTTCAATACTAGAAACGATTAGAGGGAAAATAATAGATGATATTAATATAATAATTTTTATCACAACGATAATCTCCCGTGTTCGTGATAATTCAATTGTACGTATAAGAAAACTTCAAAATCATCATATGGTATAGAAACAATTGATAATTCTTTCACTTTATATCTGAAAACCTACATCGTTATACTATTTACCTCTTCTTTAACAATGTATGGTTTGATTAGAATATCAGGAAAAATAATTTTTAGTGCTAACAGATCTTCAGGTGATAATTCAGAAACATATTTAATCAAATTATCAGCCCCAGACATTCTATATTTAATACCAATTAAATATAAATGATATCCAACATCAAATGGATGAATTGACCATTTCTCAATAATTTCGTATTTCAATCTAAAATCCAAGAAAAACAACTACGAATCTTATTCAGAAGGTTTAATGAAGAACGATTCTGGATGATATAAACACCATCAACGGATATATTGATTGCTGTCAGTTCATGTTCATCTATCAATGCCTTATAGGTCTTTAGAATTTTACCATCAATTATATAACCACTAATCGTATAATTGCCTGGACCAATATATCCATATTTTTTTAATTCTTCGTATAAATCAGCACCTAATGTATAAAGAATACCTTGTTGATCTAAATATTCGCCCAATGATCTACCTGTAGGAGTAAAGGCCTGAACGAGAGTATAGTATTGTTTCATTTATCAAATGGAATAGTAGTGTAATGAAGGCGCATGATCGTATATCCGTCACCATCGGCACCCTTATAAATCATTCTGGTCTTACCTTCTACTATTTCTTTGGGGTTCGTTGCTATAGTATGATCGATGTCGCATCCAAGCAAAACTAACATCAGAGATTCTTCTTTGGTAACATCAGCTACATATAGATGAGGATGGGCTATAACAAACTCAAATTCTATATGACTAAACTGGTCGAATTGCGACGGATGATGATTTGTTGATGTACAGCGGCTAAGATCGAAGACAGTTATCACAGATCTGGATTCTTCAGTATATCGAAAGTGCTTTCAACATAAGACCATTTCCAGTGGAGGTCACCACTCGACCACCTATCAATTTTCCCCTTGCGTAGGACAAATTCTAACCAAACTATCTTAGATATATCGGAGTCCATTCTAACTGGAAGCCATGCGAATTTCTTATGCCACTTAGAGAACTCTTCCTTTTCTATCTCTAACTTCTGTCCTTTTGTTGGAATATGGAATATCATTTGCTTACCTTTAGGATATCGAATTCAGTTTCAGCATAAATCCATGTATAGTCCCAGTCGCCCTGGCCCGTATAGACATGTTTACCCTTACGATATATAAACTGGAGCCAACGAATCTCGTGTTCATCGTGCGAAAGTCTTACAGGAGTCCAGGCAAATTTTCTATGCCATACCTGTAGTCTCTCCCTTCTGAGCCTGCATCTTTCCTCATAAGTCGACATCCTAAATCTCATGGTGCCGGGGGTTGTCCCATTGGAACATGAACCGTAACCTTGATAGTATTCTTGTCATGGAGTTCTTTCTCCTCGGCAAGTTCTTCCTCTGTACGCTCACGGCGGATCTTGACAAACTTCATGCCAAGGCGGAAAGTAAGAGCAGCCTCTGGATCCATCTCAATGATCATTTGGCGATCAATATAGCGAAGATCATCCTCGGGTTTATGGTCCACTGGACGAACATCCTCGAGAATGTTAAATTCAGATTCATCCAAACGGCTAAGTACCTCGCGGAACTTACGCTCATCTTTGGGATCAAACTTAAAGGTATATTTTGTCATAGGGTGCTCAAGTTAATAGACTTATTTTAGCACTTGACTTCAAAAAGATCAACTAGTTCATTGTATGAATCAAACTTCATCAATCCAATCAAATTAAATGACAATCTTATTGACATTTCTTCACCATGCGTTAATCGAATAGAGTATGTTGCACTTGGCAGACCGGGACCTAAATCAATACTGGTCAGTGTATTCTTAATTCTATTCAATGATAGGTAATTAGAAAATCTCTCCTGATCTTCCGTTCTTATACGAATAAAACACATCGATGATTTCATTTCTGTTTATAATCTTTCTGGAAGTCCACGTTATGTCTAAGCTTCACAAGCATTGCCTGTTCCGGGGACACAATGACACCAAACCTAATAACACTCTTTTTTACAATCCAGTCGTAATGTTCTTCATACCCTGGGAAGATTTTTTGTTCACGCAACCACTCAAGTTCAGTTGCTTGCTGTTCCTTATCGACACAATACATTAGAGTAATCATTACCGTTTCCAGACATTATTAGGTCCAAATTTCAATCTCAGGAAAACTAATTCTTCTTCCGGGACCTCGATTATAATAAGAACCCTTCCGGAACCAGGCACAAAATGTGTTCCTATGATCTTAGTATAATTATCCAACATGAAATGTTGATAATCAGCCTTGTCCATCATTAAATTAATCTCAATCAAGACCCTTAACCAACCTTTCCATATCTGGAATACGAGTCTTTGAATTCTTGCTTCCAAGCAATATAATTATCCGCTGACCAACATTGGTGTTTAGAACCATTACAAGGCATCCACCAGCCGGTTTTGTATATCCGGTCTTAGATAATAAGATATCAAGACTATTTGTAAGCGGATTGGTATTAGTTATTTTGATAGGCTTACCATTTGTAGGAATCTCGGCCGATGGCATGCTCGAGAGATGTGTAATAATGGGGTCCTGAGCAGCTATCAGTAATAGTCTTAGGAGGTCATTGGCGGTGCTGGTGTTTTCGGCCGAAAGTCCTGTAGGTTCTGAATAATGTGTACTGAACATTGCAAGTTCATTCGCACGGGCATTCATCTTATCTATACAATCTGGTAGATTGGTACACAATACCTGTGCGGCAAGATTATCTGATTTGACCAATGACAATATCAATAATTCTCTACGTGTCAGCGTTTTTACCTTCCTCGGGATACTGCTCTGCACTTCCCGCTTGGTAGGGATTTCAAGAGCCTCATCTAGATTTTGCTCAGAGGCAAGCAATCCAATCATTAGTTTGCTAATAGATGCGATTGGAAGAATAGCATCCATATCGTGTTCTTTGAGAACTACTCCTTCCGAATCGGCAACGATATAACTCTTTGCACTAAATTCAGGGACGACAAACCTAGGCTTCTTTTGTTTATTGATTCGTGCATCAGCAGTGCCCACTATGGCAAATGTCAGCGCAAGAGTTGTAAGGAGAAATCTCATATTTTATTATACTATGATATAGGAGACTTGTCAAATGGCTTTATAAACAATGAATCCTTTAGGTGGAATTCATCATTTGGGCCAAGATTTCTTGTTATATCGGTATCCCATGTGGCAAGAATATTTGTTGATATAATGTAGAAGATTGTAAGTGATTCAGGATCAAATATATACTCAATCGTTCTATCTATTATTTTATATGGTATTATTGGCGTCGGCCTCTGTATTAGGGTCCATATCTTCCCAATACATGAATAGCGATCAAGAATCTTAAATTCCTCAATAGTGACTAACGAGTTATTTTTTAGAATAAGACTAATTTCTTTCACTTTGCATCATTTAGCCAGTCTGAAGTCCTTGCTCAGCTGGCTGCCACAATGGCCCAACAGAAACTCTGCCATAGGTCTCTACTGGTGCTGTAAGTGTAGTTCCGTCATCAAGTCTGAAGCTAATATGACCAGCACGATTATTATCGTACAGAAAATTATCTGTTACCATGACCATAAACGTTCCTATAGTATTATCTATAAGTATCATTCCTCTTGTGGTAAATTTTACACTTGCTGGATGCTCTGGATACCAATTAACAGAGATAATTTTATCAAGGTCCGAACCTGTGACCTTGAAATAGCTTGGAACACCATTGGTGATTACGATACCAACTATCCCTGATCCATTAAACGGTGATCCCGGTAATGAAAGTATTGATGCGATAGTTGTCATCGACTATTTATCGTAAAGGAAATGATCTCCTGTATCTATCCTTCAATTCATCTGAAATATACGAGATACGCATCTTTCCAGAAAGGGCTGGATTTTGAAGCTTAATAAGAGAAGCGGCCATGGAATTGATTTTTCCAAAGACGCGGATATATTCTTCTGTTATCCCCGATTCGCTATCTCCTTCGGATTCATAATCATTACCGAGATGGATAAAATCTGAGCCAAGAAGATTTAATTTACCAAGTTCAAACCCGGCCTCATCCCGTGTAAAGAGAAATTCAACTAGAACAAATTCTTTCATATCAATAAAAGTTTTCACATCGATTTTAAGTATATTTTAGTGTATAATTTATTACTTAATATGTCAACGGAATCAGCTAAATAACATAGCATTTAATACTTATGTCCCAGAATATTTATATCCTATCAGATTCAAAAACCAAACCACTTGCCGATCGAATCAGCAAACAAATATCTGTGAATGGAGTATTTGAATCTGAAGGGCTGGAACTAAATGAAACCGTATTATTTAATATGGCTAAAGAATGCCCAACCGAATATTTCTATGTTGTACTATCTTCAAAGGAAATAATCTTTTCTGAATCTGCGTTTAACTTTAAACCTCCGCATTGGGATAATGTTTATTTACATATGTGGAATAATGATCCGGTGGTAAGACTTTTTAATACCAAATTGGTAAAAAATAATCCATCTGCCTATACAGACAAAAAATTAATAGCAGGCGAGATAAAATTGAAGAAGTTAATCAGACCTATCTTTGAATATCCTTTATTCGATATTATATTTCTGAGCTATGATGAATTTACCGCAGATGAAAACTTTAGAAAATTAAAAACACGATTTCCACGAGCTAAAAGAATACACGGTGTAAAGGGTATTCGTGAGGCACATAAGGCCGCAGCAAAAATAGCTTCAACTTCTATGTTTTATGTTGTTGATGCTGATGCTGAAATTAATCCTGCCTTTACCTTTAATTCGCAACTCGAATACATTAACATCAACACGGTGTATATTTGGCATTCAAAGAATCCAGTAAATAATTTAGAATATGGATATGGTGGAGTGAAATTGTTCCCCACTCATGCGGTACTTTCATATACAGGTTCAGCTGTTGATTTCACTACTAGTGTGACTGATAATGTTAAGATAATACCCGAGATAGCAAATATCACCTGCTTTGATACTGATCCATTTTCAGCATGGAGAAGCGCATTTAGAGAATGCGTTAAGTTATCAACAGGCATCATAAATGGGCAACTTAGTCAAGAAACTAAGGAGAGACTTGATATCTGGTGTACAATCGGAAATGGAGAATTTGGCGATTTTGCTGTTGCTGGTGCTATCGAGGGCACAAGATTTGGTACCGCACATATAGGTCAACCGGATATGCTCCGGTTGATTAATGATTTTGATTGGTTAGAAAAGAAATTTAATTCTTAACAAAATTTCCCAAGAATATCTTCGACCATAATATTAATATCTATCTCTAATTTATCTGTCGAAATAAAAATTTTTACGTCGCGCATCTTCTTAAATGAATCTTCCATAATGTCCCATGAAACATTCTTATTCATTGGAATTGGATGTGTTATTTCATTTCCCCTAAGTTCAACAACATTCCCATCATAGTATTGAACTAGAATTTGTTCAATATATTTGGCAGGTATTTCTTTAGCGTCAATTTCTTTTACAATACGATCAAAAACAGAAGGTTTGCTGATGCGGGAAATGGCCTTATCTAAATTAAAATTGGTAGTTTTTTTAGACATTATACACATTCCTTTTTCTTCTTATAATAATCGGATGTGGCCTTAGACTTCTTTTGTTTTAGAAATAATTTTTCTTCCTCTGTCCATTTAGCTCTGGATTCGGTCCTTTTAGCATTTGTTTTATCTTTTTCTTCTTGTGTTTTATTTTTCTTTGTGTTCGATATCTTTAAATTGCGTTTCAATTTTTCTTCATCAGATTTAGTATTATATGTTTCTATTCTTTTTGTGTGGCTTAAGGACTTTTTCCCCTCTGTTTCAGATTTGCGAATATGTTTAACAATTCTAGCCATCCTTTTACTGAATTCATCTTTTTCTTCTTGTGTTTTATTATTAAAAGAAACTACTCTCTTATTATTCAGCAGATGCTTCTCCGCTTCCGACAAAGATAACATATATTCTTTCATCTTTAGGGATTTTTGTATCTTCTGTTCGTCTGTATCTTTAACACCTGCCCTACTAAATTTCTTAATTCCTGATAGTGGATCAACATAATTTCTATTTAGACATAATGGATTTTTTCTATTTTCTTTAATGAATTCTTGCTCTTTCCAATAATATGCATCAATAAAATCGGAATCAGTTTGCTCATATATAATTTCTGAAATAAAAGATTCCTTACCAAATTTTTCTATTAATGATTTTATATTTTTAGAACTTGTAAAATAATTAATCCAGAGATCTTCTTCCGGGGATAAACCTAAATTTACATTTCTACATCTTGACCCGAAATAAAATTCTCCTGTGAGAATATTTATTATTCTATATGTATATTCTGCCATGCTCATCTCCCGGCTACCTTTTATTTATATGAATAATGGCCGGATTAACCGGCCATTAAATGGTAGTACAGGTTAGGCTGCTGCCCTAGCTGCATCGCGTTTTAGCTTTGCGGCAACTTTAGCATCGAGAATAGTTTCAACCTTCTCAACCTTAGTTTCTGCTGCTTTACGTTGGTCGCGTTCTTTTCGTTTCGCCTTACGATCTTCAAGCTTTTCAGACTTTAGTTCATCCGGTGTTGCTGGACGGCCGCGGCCTGGCTTTAATTCGGGTGCAAGTTTGTATGCTTCTTCGCGTTTTGCAGATGCATCGGCTTCTAACAATTCAGCCTGAGAAATAAGACCCTTCGCTATACCTATTGGATCTCTCATTACTGATGCTACTGTTTCATCTACCGTTGTTGTAGACTCACGAGCCTGTTTGGCCTTGTATTCTACTACCTTATTGTCAATGGTTGCATTGATAAGTTCCAGTGGCACAGCTTGGCCGGGCAGTGGAAGCATCTTGATGTTCGATACAGGTTCCTTGCGTAAAAATCCGCGCTGGTGAAGAGCTGTCAGGCAATTCAATCCATCAGGGAATGTCCTACGATTCAGCACTTCATAGAAATCATTAGTTTCTACTGCTTCTCTGCTATTTAGACATTGAATAAGATAGTCGTGGTAGCTGTCTGGAAGGCGTTCTGTTTCGACAATCAAGCAACTTGAGTCATCATTTGGAAGCTTTCTAAATACAACGGCTACACGAACTCCGGTATTGGCGAGTTGCCCCGCATGTTTTTTCAATCCTTCGATCATTTTAAATCTCCTTTAAGTTTACAGCGGTCAAAATGCCATCTTCTAAGAATTAATGAAGCTCCTATCTTTTTACAATATGGACACTCCACGATTGATAATTTTCTATCAGGATATTTTTTGCCGCGCAGATTATTTTTAAATTCTTCAGATTTCGGTTTACCTCTCATTATTGTAGAAATTTTTCTTCTTGTTTCTTCAGGAAGACATTTTCCAAAATTATGATTATCTTTTCCGTATCTTTTAGATTCTTCAGTTTTTGGTACGCCTTTTTGGGCGTTGGATACACTTTTACGATGTGCATCGGATCGTCTAGCCCCCGATGCACCTTCACCGCCATCACTTAAATTCAATAATGGACCTTTACCTAAATCCTTTCTTCCAAACTTTGTAATAAGTTCTTCTTCTAAAAATTTAGAAAATTCTTCATCAAGCTCGGCATATATACCTATTATAGGTTTTACACCGATCTTTTTCATATATTGAAGTCGTTGTATAAGCGGATGTTTCTTCTTAGCTGTTAAATGAACCCATACTCTATTTCCGTGACCCTTACCCACGTATATGGGTTCATTATTACGAGATGGATCGTAATAGATGTAGGTATAGAAAAGAGTGGGATTCATTTTAGGCTGCTGTTTCTGTATTAGATTCGGCGTCTGCCTTCTCTTTGGATTGTGTGCTTTCAACATAAGCCAAGAATCCCGATAGCTTGTTGTAAGCGTCGCCTACTTGTGAAAGTTCACCGGCTTGGAATGCGCCGCGACGTGATGCCAAATCAACGATACGAGCAAGGAGTTGAAGATCAGCAATAGTAAGCTGAACTGTTTCCACTGTTGTAGTTGTTGGTGCGCCTTGCGCTGCGGTTACCTCTGTTGCTGATGCTGCTGGTGCTGCTACTGGTGCAGCCTTTGTCTTCTTTGTTGCCATTTTTATCTCCATGTATGGTTGGTTAGAGAGAATCATTCTCTGCTAATTTATTTATGACTTATGCCATAATATTCTTATTTTATTGGACGATAACTGGTTCTTTTTGATATTGTATAGGGTTATAACGTGAGAAAAGGGGCCATTGGCCCCTTTTCTATGCTGCTTTAACTCAGGTTTTACTTCTGACTATGACCGTCAGCGCCAGGTTGTGGCATGATTTTTACCAATTCCGGGGGCCAGTCGATATAAAATTTCCATTCAGCATCCCTAATATGTATCGGCAAAGTCTTTCTTTTTGCTAAGATTTCGTAATACGTCGGTCTCTTCGGCACCTTCGTTGGAACAATCTTCGAATCATTACCCTTCTGGCTATTACATTCTTTACAGGATGCACAGACATTGGTCCAGGTAGTCTTACCGCCGGATGACCGTGGTACGACGTGGTCAAGTGTCAATTCAGACAACTTAACCTTTCCGTGCTGCTCCTTACATCTCCAAGTTGACTGAAGTTGGCAAGTGAAATTATCACGAAGATAGACGTTGGCGCGACTATACTTCAAATGCTTGCTCCATTTAACTTGTTCGGTAGCAATAATAATAGAAGGAACCTTCATCTCCAGATGCTGCGATCTGATAGTCCAATGCTCGTATTCTTTCAGGACACGAACCTTCTCAAGAAATACGAGACGCATAGCCACTTGCCATGCGACCACGGAAAGCGGTACATGGGATAGTGGGGTGCCATCAGCGTTTAATAGTAAAACATCGCTCATGATGATAAATATAGTAGGAGATACAAATATGTTTCTAAAAAACAAATACACAAAGTGGTATAATAACATTATACTCGATGCCGCAGCAAGAGTCAATAGGACGGGTTATTATGAAAAACATCATATAGTGCCAAAATCCATAGGCGGGACTAATGATAAGTCTAATCTTATTTATCTTACTGCAAAAGAGCATTTTATTTGCCACTTGCTTTTGACTAAGATGTTCATTGGGGAATATAAATCAAAAATGGTAAGGGCATTTTGGATGATTGCCACTATGGGTAACAAAAATCAACAAAGGAAAAAAGTTGGATCTAAGATTTATTGTAAGTATAAGGAGTTATGGTTACAGCATGGCAATCTAAATAAGCCAAAGACTGAAGAACATAAACAAAAAATGAAGAAGCCTAAATCTGAAGAGCATAAAAGAAAAATATCACTAGCAAGAACCGGCGTCTCAACTGGTCCTAGGTCCGATCGACAAAAAGAGGCTGCCGGCGCAATTTGGCGAGGTAAGAAAATGCCAACACACAAATGTGAACACTGTAATAAAGAAACTTCGTTACTCAATTATAGGAAATGGCACGGTGATAGATGTAAACTAAAAATCTAGTTTACCTAAACCAGGCTGGTGTTGCCAATTGGTTCAATAAATCCTAATTGACTATTTCCAGATATTTCCGGAATTCCGCAGGAATTCCACGAAGTTTCAGCGCCACCGCGTCCTCTGAGTTGACAAAGTCGAGGCGGATTGTATCAAATTCACTGCCGACATCGTATCTATTATGCCCGACGGTAATATAGGTGACTTCATTATTACATAAACGATCAACCCAATCCTTGAAGAATATCTCTAAGATACGTTTCTTATCGGGTGCTGCTCTTACATCAAAGTATAACGAAATCTGATACATCAAGGTCCTTTGATGTATTTATCCCTCGTTCGATAGTGTCAATAATTTTAGGTTTATTGCCCGAATTGCGGCTAATGCATCACTTCTATATGTTTCCCGCTGTCGCACATCGTGGTCGTCTGTGCTCGCCCACGATTCTTCAAAAATACGGTCGATCGGTCCTTCCATACTGTGAATAGCCCCTAAGGGCAAATTAGGTATGGATTCTATTTCCTTAATTGCAAATTCGCCCATTCTGTTACGGGCAATAGTTCTAGCTATACATTCTATAAAGCTATCATCTGCAGGAATTAGATATGTAATCATTTCTTAGGAGTATGATCGATTAACCATTTGGTGATATTAGTCGATACTACCGAAGCATTTCCAATAACAAAGGATGAGACTTCATTCCAGTTGGCAATTACATATAGAATGACGATAACGAAGATAAGTTTTTTCATATTTTTCCTTTAACAACTACAAGACAAGAATGTACCACGATCATTATCCTTAATCTTTATTCGTTTGATAATCTCGTATTTGTCCCAAAATTCATCTGGAATTGAATATCCTTCGAATGTACCGCCTCTGGTGAGATAGTCACCCGAGCATAGATAATCATCAGCACCTTGCATAATTTCGTTGTATGTAGAACCAATCCCATTGGCGAAATCAGTGATCCACTTTTCTTCAGCTGGATGACCTTTTAGCTTCATAAAGGTAGGTTCCAATTCTGCAATCCTATCTTCCTCTTCAAACTGCGGATGAGTCCACTCGTGACGCAGACTTGTGATGGTATTTGGGAAAAGGAACATATAGAATTGTT